AACGCCTTCATGAATGCGGCGATCCGGTTGTCAGAGCCGAGTGCCTGGGTCTGGATGCCCGACACGTCGAGGATGCCCGACAGGTTTGGCGCGGTGCCGTCACCAATCAGGATTTGACGGTCGAGCCGCTGGCGGAGGCCGAACGAGAGCCGCTGTTCAAGCAAGCTCTGAACTTGGGCCTCGTCCTCCAACTGTTCATCGGTCACCGGAATGCTGTCGGTGATCTTCTGGACCGGGGACGACTTCTGGGTCCACACGAACTCGGACTCAGCGTATGCCGCACCTTCGGCCTTTTCCGCTGAGCTGTGCGTCCGGGTCGTCTCTTCCATGTACACGAACGACGGTTGCGAAATCGGGAACGACGGGATGAGGTCGGTTACCTGAATCGGACGGGTAGCCGCTTCGACCAGCAGACCCGACCGCACGCTCTCCGGGGCGAAACCGGCCGAGGTCTGGAACAGCACCTTGACGCCGATGTCATTCAGTTCCCACGGGATGTCGGTGCGGGTGTTGCGGGACGCCTTGAACTCCTTGGACGCCGCGTAGAGCGCGCCCCACGACTTGGTGGCCGGGGCCACGGGGTGACCGGCTTCGTCTACCGGCCGGTCCATCTTCGCCTGACGATCTTCGGCCGCGCTCCGAAGGGCCTTCATCTCCGACCGTTCCAAGTCGGAGCCCAGCGCCTCGCACTCCCGGTTCAGCGCCCGGACCTTGTTGGTGGCGTCGGTCGCGTCGGTCGCGCCCAGCTTGTCTAGCACGGCCTTCTTGGAGAAATCCATCTCCTTGCCGGCCGCCTCGAAAACCTCAAGGACGAGTTTCTGTTTTGCGGAGAGGATTTCCCGCTGTTCTACCAGGTGCTCAGACATCGAACCGTTGCCTCCGTGTGTGTGGCTGGAGGCAGGTCCGACCGAAAGAAAAAGAGAGACGGCCACTCCAGCGCAAAGTGTGCGCGTGAAATGGCCGTCGGATGGCCGTGTCGGATTATCCTTCGATAGTTAAGCTAACTAACTACTTGTTGAGCGTCAAGCAACCTTCTTGGATTTCACTTCGATCATGGACCGGGACACCTCGTCCCGGGTGTAGGGCCGAAACACGTTGACCCACCCGCACCCCTTGCAGCGCCACGAGTCCCGAGGTTCCGGCAATACCTCACGGTCCCGTGGGGTTTCAAACGACCCCCGATGTTTCAATGGCTCCCTGGACTCCCCCAGCCACGAAGAGCAGTGGTGGCACCGTAGCTCGAAACTCACACCAGCCCCAGCCGCTTGCGGGTGCGCTGGAACCGTTCAAACTCCTCCCGGGCCAGCTCCCGCAACGCGGCAGCCTTGGCTTCGGCGTCTCGGACTTCCGCCTCTGTCGCGGCAACCTCTTCGGGTGATGGGCCAACGGGGGCCAGCACGATCAGGGCGTTCGTTGCCGGGTCGGTCGTCAGCGTCTCCGTGGCCGACTTCATGACCAGGGTTGCAGTCATTTGGTTGGCTCCCTCAAACACGGGCGACACCTCAATCAAGTCTAGGCCGGCGATCAACCGCTTGGCCCCCAGCGCCTTCCACTCGTCCGTCATCTCGGCCGTCTGGACGCCCCGGAACCCGATGGACCACTCGCCATGTTCGCCCATTTCCTTGGTCGTCTCAAATGCGTCCCGGCCACGGGTGGTCCCCATAAAGAAGCGGCCGTCCACAATGGCCTGGTTGTTCTCCACCCGAATGACGCCCTTACCCGCTGGGGGTTGGCCGGCCAGTACGGAGTCATGCCGGTAGGCCGACAACTTGACCACGGTTCCCGATTTGATGGCCCCGGGGAGAATCACGTCCCCCTCACGGTCAACGATGTTCATGGTGTTGACCACCGCCGTGACTTCCCCCTTGACCGCGTCCTTCACCTCAAACGGGCCGAAGGATTTGGTTTCCAGTGTCTCAGCCATTGCCATTCCTCCCGTTGCCGTTGCCATTCGCCATCACCCGGTCCCGGATGGCGGCTAAGTCCTGGTCCACCGCTGGAGCGGCGGCCGGCTCCTCCGGTTCGTCCGGTGCTGGAGCTGGACCCAAGTACACCTGACGGCTGGGGTCCACCTCGAGGCCGAGCATCGCTTGTGCCCGGTCCACCCGTAACACGCCTTCCTTGACCAGCAGCGCAATGCGTTCGGCCTTCTCTTTTTCCTCTTCCTGGGAAGCCGAGAAATCCGAGGTATCAAACCGCACCCGATACCGCTTAAGCTGGGTGACGAAATCGGGGAGGAGTTGCATTCCTAACTGTTTGGCCATGTCGCTTTGCATCGGCCTGATACAGCTATTCCACGCCTCTTTTCGCAGTTCCCGCATGGTTGCGCCAACCTTGGTCTGCTGGAGGCCGGAGCCGAACCCAACGACGGCGGCCGGTACGCCCAGTGCCGCACACACCCGCTCCTCTGCGATGTCCCGCAGATTGCCCAACATCAAGTTGTTGGGGTCATACCCGAACTGCTGAACGTCGGTGGGAACCCCGAACGCCAGCCATTCGCCCCGGCGTGACCCGGTGAAAGACTTCATGTGTTCCTTGACCCGGTCCACCTCTTGCTTATTCATCCGGCTATCGGCCGACTTGGGCGACACAATCCCACCAGGGACACCCATGTTGCCGAGGATGGCGGCCGAGAACGATGACGCCTCTTCGTCGGTGAATACCTCCCGCAACAACGGCTTCAGGGCCGACATACCCTTCCGGGGGTTGCACGGATCGAGGCCGGCCCGGAAGTGGACCACGTTTTCCACCTTGAGGTTGACCGGTGGCTTACCGTTCTCCGGGCGATATTCGTAGTGGGAGATGAACGCCGAACCGTCGTCGGGCCACTTGGGGTCAACAAGGAAGTGGGGTAGATACCAGTAGCCCAACACCTTACCGAACGAGTTGCGTACCTTCTGCCAGTAAGCATTCCCGTCAAAGCAGAACGACAGCACAGACGCCTTCCATAACAGGGAATCCCCGTAGTACGGATTAGGCCGCATGAGTGTGGCGGTCAGGGCGTTTTCTTCGTCCTCTTCCCACACGTCGCCCCGTCTCCGCTGCACAATGGCTTCGGCCTCGGTGAAGTTCCGGAGTATCCAGTTCACCGGGGACATAACCACGTTGGCGTCCAGCGCATCGTCGGGCGACTTGGTGTACAGTCGCACGTACCCGTTCTGGTTCTGGGGGATAAACCCGTCATCTGTGATGACGGTAAACCCCTTGGTCTGCACCTTTGGCGGTGACAGTCTATCGAGCCAACCCATTAACCCCTCCGCATCCCGAGATAGAGCAGCACCAGCCCTAACGCGATCTTGCCGGCCGGTGGATAGACGCCCCATGCGCCCCACGCCACCAGGATTCCCCCCCCGTAGACGTGCGCGTCCCGGAAGTCGGGCCACCAGTGCCTTAGAGAAGCCATGACGCCTCCTCCGGAATCAGTATGGCCCGGCTCATGGCGTTAATGAGCGCCGACGCCGGGTCAATCTTGTTTTCTGGCCGTTCCTTGCGGGGGAAAATGTTGTCGTTCGCATCTTCCTTGACTGTTACGTTGGACATCGCCCACGCCAACACCGGGTCACCGTTGTGGTGGAACTGGCCCGACTTGACCAACGCCTCCAGGGACTTCATGGGGTCGGACAGGTTCTTGACGTTCTGCTGTAGCTCAATCGCGGTGATGCCTTCGCGGGTGAGTTCCTGAATCATCTCTTGAGACGCCCACGGATCAAACGCGGCCTGTTCGATACCGTGCGCCCGGGCGTCCTCTAACAAGTCGTCCCGGATGCGGCTGTAGTCCGTCATATCGCCATCGGTCACGGTCAACCACCCATCGTGCGCCCACGGGAGGTAGCGGGTGTTTCTGGGGTCGTTGACGGTGGACTCCGGGAGATAGTGGCGGCCGAAGGCGTAGTAATGCGGTACGTCGTCAACCATCTGTCGGAATACCCGGACGATGGACGCAATGTCCAACTTGCTGGCCAAGTCGCCGCCCGCGAAGCACGGACAGTCCGCAAACCGTTCGGGTCTCAGTGAGCGGTCGGCTTGCCGGTGCCACCATTCCATATTCATCCAGGCCGCCCGGGCGGTGACCCAGACGTTAAGGTGCTTGGTCTTGAATACGTTCTGGTGGCGGGAGCTGGCAACGGCTTCGGCTTGTTTCTCTTTCAGGAAGGATTCGGAGACGGATACCCCGTAATTCGGGTTGGCCTTCCGCAACGATTCCTCGGCCGCCCAATCGTCCCCTTCGTCTATGGACCATATCACCCCGAACAACCGGTCGTCGGGGTTGGTCCCGTCCAGCATCTTTTGTACGTCCTCGTGCATCGCATAACACGGCCCGGAGATGTCGGACCCGGCCGTGGTGATGACCAGCACCAGCGGTTGACGCCGTGCCCCCATACCGGTCACCATCGTGTCATAGAGCCGGGCGTCGGGGTGTTCGTGGTATTCGTCAACGATTGCGAGGGATGGGCTTGCCCCGTCTCCGGGGTTCCCGATCAGCACTTCAAACCGGTCCCCGGTATCCAGCCGCACCAGGTTGGAAGCGTTGACCGTGATTCCGAAGTGAGACAGGAACTCCGGGGACCGTTGCGCCATCAGCTTGGCCGGCCGGAACACTTCCCACGCTTGTTTTTCGGTGGTGGCCCCACTGTAGACTTCCGCTCCGGGTTCCCCTTCGGTCAAGGCGTCCAACCCCTCCACCGCACCCAGCACAGACTTGCCGTTTTTCCGGGGAACTTCCACGTAAGCTTTCCGAAACCGGCGAAAGCCGGTGTCTTTCTCCCGGAACCCGTGGATATTCGCCCGAACAAAGCATTGCCACGGCTCAAGGTGAATTTTCACCTTTTCCGGGGCCCTGGGGTCAGGGATGGCCCAATGACCTTTGACGTGAGGGAACAGCTCCGCGAACTTGCACGCCCGTTCCGCCTTCTCGGGTACGAAATGGTAGGGCCAGTCGGTGCGGTCGGTGTCGGAGAGGAAACGTTGGCAGGCTAACCGGGTCCAGCGACATGCGGGGATACTTCCGGAGACGACAGAACGGGCGTACTCCAACGCCGTGTCTACGTGAGGCGTCGAACTCTTACCCAAGGGCCTCAAACGGGTTCGCCTGGACCGAGGCCGGAACCTTCACCCGGGAGCGGTCGGCCGGCGTCATACCGAAGGACTTATACAGTCGGTCCAATCGTGCCCCCTCCGCACCGGATAGTTCCCCGTGCCGGTTCTCTTTGGCTATCAGCCGGATCATGCTGGTAAAGGCGTAGCGATCACTTTCCAGGGCCACCCCGTCCACTAGCTTGGCCTGGACTTCAACCCAGAGCTGCTGTAGGGTCGGCTCCAATCCGGCGTCCGGTCCACCCAGCAACGCATTGTTTAGCGGCTCGCCCTCTCTGGCCCGGCCCCGGGCAGGGTTGTGGTCAAACGCTCCCACCATTTGGAGTATGCGAGTCGGCTTGCGAGGTCTGGGCATCGGCTACCGAAAAGTTTAGTCCCGGCTAATGAAAATAACACATGCTACCTAAAGGCGAAACGGGGAAGCACAAAAACGCCTGGTCACGCGGGATTTGGGGGTGCCACCCTGGAAGAAAACCGGTCACGCCACCTTGCTTGCTAGCCCACGATATGGGCGCACTGGCACATGCGCCAGAACGTCCCCGTGGACCTTGAGCCTAGCGTAGTGAGTCGGGCAAATCCCGTTCGCGTGCCGAGCCATTCTGTCACACCCATTCACCGTACACGTTCTAGTGGGATTCCGCCTATGTGGAGTGCGCGCAGACATGCGTAGGCCGTGCTCTTGGCGGCAGTCGGTAGAGTCGCATATCGTCCTAGGTCTATTCCAAGACAGCACTGCGGTGTCGCATATGACGCAGTTGGACTTATATGGTGTTTTCCCCTTGGCCTTCTCGTGCATAGCCGACCCGCCTAGGTGGGCGATCCTTTGTAGGTGTTTCTTATTGCACAACTCGGAAGCGCACAAATCACCACCGCGACCCCTTTTCCTCCCGAACCACCTGCCGCATTCCACGCACTGAGTGATATTCTTGCTCTTGGTGGACACTGGTAGGGCTTGCCTGAGGGTCGGCAGCGCATCCGGTGAGAACCATTCGCCCATCAACCGGTGTTTGTCTAGCATCCTATGGAGATGGCTTTCCAGGTCAAGGATATCGCATGTAGCTAGCACCTCTAGGCCGCTGCCGCACATACATTCAAGGTCCCTAATTCTCTTGGGTAGATTGGCGGTGATCCCCACCTTGATAAGCCCGCCTGGCTGTTGCAGTACATAGAGCAGCGTCCTTGCTTTACTCACACAGACTCCTTTGTTGGGTTTCCGAATCCACCGTGTTCTCGGGCCGTCCTCCTGCTATGGCATGACTTACACCTACCTATCCCGTTGTTGGGGTCTAAGGCTAAGTGGCGGTGTGTTCTACGGGGTTTGATGTGATCGGCTTCAGTTGATGGGTTGGTCTTACAGTCACAGCAGATAGGATGCTTTCGAAGTACTGTTTTCCTCCACTCCCGGTGTTCCGGGGTGGTGTAGTAGTGTCTCCCCTTCTTGTCGTCTATGGCTTTCCGTCTAGCGTAGTCCGATCCTATGGACTTGTGGTGGGTGGGACACCTGGTAGCGGGCCGGCGTACCAGTTCCCTACAACCAGGGTGGGAACAGGGACGGGGTGGGCTAAGTGGCATCAGTGGAGGAAGTCGTCACGTCTCCCTCCCCCTCTGGGGTGTCGGCTGGAGCAGGGTATAACCGAGGCAGGTTCCGTATGAGGTCGGCGTAGGCGTCCGAGGCGTATGACGCACCCTTCTTCACAGTGCCGTTAATGGTCTCACGCTCGACTTCGTCATAGGCATGAACTCGCAGCTTGGCGCACCGTTCAATGGTCTCTTGCTCTACTTGGGCCGCTATCTCGGGTCGGATGGCCTCACGGATAGCGGAAACCAGAAGGACAAGGCATTCGTCGCAGTTGTCCGACCAGAACACGGCCAGGCAGTGGTGTCCGACGCCGAGGTCGCCGGTTATTGTGTCGTGTCCAAGAGCGAACTCTTTCCAGCACCCCCTCGTCTCTCTCACCCTCTGGAGTAGGGCCGGGTCTACGGTATGGTTAGCCACGGGACGCCGCCCGTTTCTTTCTAGCCCATTCCCGCCCCCAGGTGCGCCGGCGTTCGGGGTTTTCTTCTCTCCACTTCCGGACCGACGCCTTGATTGACTCCGAATACTTGGCGTAATGCTTCTTGCGGTGGAGCCGCATGCACGCCCTACAGGTGCGGCCCTTCTTGCGGGTAATAAGGTTGTCGGGTGTCAGTTCATGACCGCGCTTACAGTGGGTTGCCTTGCGGTGGGGCCGGGTCCGCTGGACGATGGAGGCCATGCCACGGCTTACGTTCTCACCATGCGTTACCGGCTCCAGGTGTGCCGGGTTAACACATGCTCGATTCCGGCAGAGGTGATCTATCTCTAGACCGGACGGAATGGGACCAACCAGCTTCTCATAGATTAGCCGGTGGGCGTACACGTCTCCGTGCTTCCCGTATCCGGCCTTTGACCGTGTCGTGGTCCACACCCAACAGCCCGTCCCATCATCCTTGGTGAATCGGGTCATGGGGTCCGGCAGCCTAGCGCCGTTTCTCTTGGCCCTCATTCGCTGTCCAGTCTGTAAAAGACCACTTTCTTTCCGTAGCCTACCGATTGGGCCAGCTTGTTGCTGATCGGGGCCTGTTTCCGTGCTGCACGGCTCACCAGACTGGCCGGAACCTTCGCCCGTTTGGCGAGCTGGTTCACCCCTTCGGCTTCGATGGCTCCCTGGAGAGCGGCCCGTACTTCCGGCTCACCCTCCACGGGGGCTAGGTTCTTGGGACGTCGGGTCACTTGCTTTGCACCTTCGGATACTGCCGCACCTCGCCGGTTCCCTTGCAGCACTCGCAACCCTTTACGGTCTTGTCGGTGTAGAACACGCGGCCCGTCCCATCGCAGTAACCACAGGTCCGAACCGTTCCCACAATCGCCGCGTTGTTCATTCTGTTTCCCCCTCTAGGTCGGCTTCATTGCCGACACAACTAAGATACAAGCGTTTTCTGTTCTGTCAACGGTACGGTTTACGTCACCCTGTTTTCAACCACCCCGGCATGCTGCCGCATTTGCGACATACCCCGATAGGTTGGGTCTGGTCGCAGCAGCGCCACAGGGTGGGAGGTGCCTGTCGGGCTTCCCGCTCCCGCTTGAAGTGGAGAGAGATGCGCTCCGACTCTGACCGCTTGCTGGCCCGCGAACGCCGCAACGCCCGACAGTGCTCACACCCGCACCCGTGGACATCGCTCTTGCGGTAGACGTGCGCCATGAGTCGGGGGCCACGCATCCGCCGCCGTAACCCCCGCTCCTTGACGATGTCAGAAATCCGCTTGTGGTTGGCCCCGATCATCCGGTACGTCCAGCCGGCCAAGTACAGCTCTGCAATCTGGTCGTCGCTCATTCCTTGGGTTTCTCCCTCACCGTGAACCCCCTGGTTTTCAAGTCCTCGGTTACCATCTCCAGCCACAAGGTGGGGGCATCCTCACCCCGTGCCTTGCGCCGGCGTTCCAGCTCCCGGAGTGCCGTTCGGATGGCCTCAAGGTCGCCGTGGTTTATCCCGTCTCTCATGGGCTGGGTCCGTTGGCGATGCGCTGCGCCAAACTCTCATCGTCGGCTAGTCGCGCTAGGTCGTTGGTGGTCCGCATCCGGTGGATGATTAACTCGAACTCATGGTCCGCTGCTTTTTCGGGTTGCTTCTTCGATTCCCCGCGAACCGTGGCACGGGATTCGCTTGGTTGTTCTATTTGAGATCTACTTCTTTGAATATCCGAAGGCTTGAACATCCGAAGGCTTGAACATCCGACCGGCTGGTAAGGGGGAACATGACTCATGCTTGAGTCATGCATGACGCATGCATCCGCAAGTGCGTGCGCCTCATCGTTATAGGCCGGTATGGTGGAATCGGCCTCTTTCGGGTGCGGGTGCTGGTGGTCCGCGAATGTGGGAATGTCCCCGTAGGGTTTCCCGTCCACTACGTAGAACCGGATGAAGCCGTGATTCTTGAGTCCGAGCAGCACCGCGCCGAAGTCCAGGTCGTCGAATGGCAGGATGTCCAGCTTGAGTTGCCGCGGCTTCCAGTGGAACCGGCCCCGCCGATCCGCCACGCACCACAGGCCGGCAAACGCCAGCCGCAGCGGTAACCCTTCGATCATCTCGGCTTCGTACAGTTCGGGATGGGTGAAGAATCCGGGGGATATGGTGCGCTTGCGTGGCATTACGTGTTGCGCCTCCAGTCGCTGACCGCATCCAGCACGAAATAGCACGCCACAACAACAACCACGGCCAAGGTCATAGGGTAATGTCCCACCTCTCACAGGCCGCACTTGCGACATTTCCACGGTACGCCATCTATCCACTCGTGGTCACACACCGACGGTTCTGGGCTTACCCTTTCTGCTTCCCGGAGTAGGGCGTCAGCCAGATATACCGATTTCATTACGATGTCGGATTCGTCGTCTCGGCTCGTCACCACCAGCAGGTTGCGCTCCGTGACCCACTGCGCCAGTTGTGCCGCCATCAGCCCTAAGACATCAGCCCGACGCATCAGTCCTCCATCGTGTCGCGCTCGTGTTGCACGCGCATCTCATCGTCCATGTTCTCCAGTTCCCGTTGGAGTCGTTCTATCTCATCCAGTAACTCAGGGACAGCCACACGACAGGCCGCGATAAACTCAGCGTCGGATTCGGGAACTACTTGGAGTGAGAACTGAGGATGTTCCCGCCACGACTCGCCCCGCCGCAACAGTCGGCCCCCGTTGGATGTTTCCGTGGTCGTCCACGGTCCCGGTGTAGCCTGTTGGGCTAGTCTCCGTAACTCCGCGATACGCTCAGGGGTCACGCTAGAGCCGCCCGATGCGCGGAAATAGCTTGCCAATCATCTTGATGTCGCCCTTGTAGCCGACGATGATTTTCTGCTCCCGCTTGGGGAACTTCCGCATGTCCAGCGTTTTCTTGGCCTGGGCCAGTCGGGTAAACTCTGCCTCGAGGTAGACAATCCGGTTGTACACGCTCAGTCCGTGGTCCCGCATCCAGATTTCGGTTTCTGCCTCGTGACAGTGGTACGCACCCTTGGTGTCGCGGCTGTCCCCGGTCATCACCACGAAGAACCGATTGGTTGATAGGCAGTTTAGTGCCTTCTCATAACCAGCGAAGAGAGTGTCACGAAACTCCTCGTAACTGGAGAGCATGTTGATTTCACCCTCGGGCGTCTCACCGTCGTAGTCCCGGTACCGCTCAACCCGGTAGTACGGTGGGCAACTGAACACCAGGTCATACTCACCCTCAGGCTCGTAAACTGAGCTGTCGGCCTGAACCCATCGCACGTCCTTGAACTCGGAGCAGAGTTTGTTGTTGGCGTCGCACTGGTTCTGCCGAATCTCGGTTGCCAGGTACTCATAACCGCTTGCGCCGGTGACGAATCCCATCTGAACGCCGCCACCGAACGGGTTGTAGACCCTGCCGTGGTCGGGGGTGAAAAACCGCAGAACGACTTCACAAGCCACGGGATCAAGTACCGAGGCGTTGCCGTTGTGGGAGCGTCCGGTGACGACGTTCGCAAAACCGGCCTCACCTTGCCAGCATCCCTCGCGGGTGGCGAATGCGGGGTTGGGAATCCCCTCCCTGACGCCGGCGTCCTCGATACGCGTGCGCCACTCACCCTTGAGGCGCAACCAATCGCCCTTCGTGCTGTTCCACACGTTGGTCATGGTGATGTGCGCCAACGTCTTCCTGCGGTGTACTGCTGGGTCACCCTGGAGCATGTAGTGGAAGCCGGACATCTTGAGGTAGGTCTCAAACCCCAAGCTTTCGAAAACGGCGGGCGTTTCAAAGGTGCTTTTCGGGTTGGTGGTCATCAGGGCCGGGAAGCCGTCGGTGTTCCGGGCCAACACCTCCTGGGCCATCTCCCGGTAGAGCTGGGGCGTGTAGACATCAGGCCGGATGACGGATTGCAACAGACAGAACTCCCCCACCTCGGTGTTGTTCTGGAAGGTGAAGAACCCGGCAAACTTCCCGTCTAACAGCAGGATGATTGCGGAGTGTCGCTGCATGTTCTTGCGGGCCGCACGGTGGGCGATGCCGTCCTCAAGGGCCAGCTTCGCCACATCCGCCTCAAATCCCGAACCAGTCACTGACTTTACGTACTCGAAACAAACGTCACCCCTGTCGGTAGCCCTGAGGTTGGGGTCATTCTCCTCGGGCGCGAACATCGTTTCCTGTAGGCTGCGCGGCATTGGTTCCTTTCTGGGTTTTGCGGGTGCGCCGCATTGGTCGGGACACTTGCCACAGTGCCCGAGGTAAACGGTGGAGTCGTGCAGTGATACCAATGTACCGCCACCCACTGAGTCCTCGCGTCGGGTGGCTAAGATGTCGCCACTAAGCAGCCGGGGATTGTTGGGGCTGACCCGCAACGGGTTGTCGATCAGTGGACGGAGGGTGAGCAAATAGTCCTGTTTTGCCTTCGCCGCCCGCCCCCAGGCGGTGTCCCCGTACTGGCACGTCACCACGCGGTTGATGCTCAGGATGCCGTGGTCCCCAATGCGGTTGAATTGGCGGACTCGGTGCGCCAGCTCTGCGTCGGTATCTAGCCCACTGGTGGAGGTGTTGACCACCACATCTAGGTCCATCATCTGGGAAAGGTGGTCGTCGGTTAGGGTCATCCAGTGCTTGGTGATAATCACAGCCGTCATTTCAGCGGGACGCAGCCGGCGGATTACGGAGAGGGTGTGGTTCCAGTCGTGGCACGGGTCGCCCATCACCCCAATCCGATACCAGGTTGCCGGGAATGCGCGGAGCTGGCGAACAATGGCGTCCCGGTGCTCCCACTGGTCAATAAACCCTCTCTTTACGCTGTACCCGAATGCGATTCCGTACCTAGTGGCAATGCGGTAGGCGTAGCAGTCGTCATAACACCCCGCCTCCGGCCTGGCCCGCATCCCCATCGTACAACCCTTAATGGTGTCAACGTCAATGACGCCCTTGAGGTTGACGGCGGCGGTGAGGGCCTCATGGTAGCGGCGTGGTGTCCGCTCAACTTCCAGCAAGGGCAATTGCAAACCACCAGCCCGTCGGGTTGGGGTAGCGAGCGTCACGCCGCACCCCGCAACTCGCGAAGTCGTTTCTTTGCGCGCTCTATGGCCTTCTGCCGCCACCGTGGGGCAAAGGGCCTCGGGTGTAGCTCGCCGTCGGTCCAGGTGTCACCGCACCCGGTACAGGTGACCGTGAGCCCGTACCACTCCTGAAACCTGGCGAGCATGCGCCGACGGCGCTTGCAGACCGGGCAAGCGAACACACGACACCGCTCCTCGGAGTATCGGGCGAAGTTGATATGCACCCACTGGGCGAGCGTCACGCCGCACCCCCACGGGCGTCACGTGGAACGTTTTCTTGGGGGTTGTTCACGGGCCGTTCGGGTACGGCGAATCGCGAAGAAATGGAGGTGGAACGGGGTGCCACGTGTGTGCGATTACCCCTTGCGGATGTAATCCACCCCGCCCCACCTTCCCGTGTGAGGGAGGAAGTTGCAGGTACAAAAGACCCTGTTTCACGTTTATCCATGGACCCTCCCGCATCCGTGGGGAGTTCCGTGGTGGATTCGGGACGGCTTCGGTCGTCTCTGGTCGATTTCGGAAAGACAACGGGAAGGCGCAACGCCACTACACGCGCCTATATACGACAGGTTGCGACAACCTAGACCGTCTATATACTGACTCTTAATCACTAGGTTCACCGTTCGACTCGGTGGCGGCGCACTTAGACTTAGACCGTTTTCGATCATGCGTCCGTGTGGAGATTCGGACATATTCACCCTACCAGCCTCAAGCCCGTCGGAATCTCCCCGATAAACACCCGCATCAAGTCGGCATCCGATTTCAAGAACCCCTCCACCTCGTGCCGCTCGTAGATGGCCGACACGTCGCCCGAACTGTGCCCCAGGTACATGCGCCGCCGTATCCGGCTAATCCCCGCCTGTTCCATCCAGTGCATGTAGGTGTGGCGGAAGTCGTGGGGCGTCATCCCCGGCCGGACCTTGCCCAACGCCACCCGGAAGGCTTGATACTGGACTGAGGGCTTGATGAGCGGCCCCAGGTTCGGCACTTCCCGGACGCTGGCCCGCGTCTTGGTGCCGAAGATCCGGTAGCGATCCGGTGTGACATCCCACTTACCCCAGTACTCGCCGCGTCTCATACCGGACAGCACCAGCGCCCACGCCATACCCCCCAGGTGCTGGAGTCCCGTGACCACCTGCCGCAACTCGTTCACGGACAGCTTCACCCCCGTTTCGGGGCGCTCCGTGTGGGTGGGCACGTCGGCGCATTCCTCGTACAGTCGGTGCCGCTTCCCCAACTCTTGCCGGAGGAAGGACAGGATGGACGCACGGACCCGGTTGAACATCACCTCGCCGCCTGCACGCCTCTTGTATGCCTTCAACAGCGTAGGGAGGTCTGCCAGTGTGGAGCCTTCGGGTTCGCCTTTCAGGATGGCGGTAAACGCTTTCCGGTGGTTTTTCCGGTGTTCGTCGCTACAGCGGGTGTGCTGTATCCAGTCGGTGGACGTGGCCACTAAGTCCTTCATGCTTTCGATGGTCGGCAACCGTTTCCGGTCCCCGTACTTCCACGCCGCCCACACTTCCCGGATACTCACCACGTTGGCCTTGATGGCTTTCAACACGTCCAGCCGGTCCAGGTCGTACAGGTCCGACAGCATGTCGTCGTAGCGTTTGGCCTGGGATTCCTTGTTCGTCCCCGTGGCTCGTTTGATCCTGCCCACACCCCGAAAGGAGCGGTCTATGACGATGGTCCCCAGGTCCCGCTCTACGTAGAGGCTCACGCCGCCGTCGCTTTCTTCCGTCGCACCAGTGCCGCCCGCACATCAGCCGGTTCATAGAACGTGCGCCGGCCGAACTTGATCGGAGCCAAGTCCTCCATCCGCTCCAGCGTGCGCCGGGAGATGCCCCCGAGCTGCCGGCAGGTTTCCGCCACGTCCCAGAGCAACACGTCGGGACCAGACGGGGTAACCAGTTCGATCTTGCGGGTCACCCCTGACCCCCGGCAACCCCAAACTCAGTGGCAATCCGAGACAGGACAGGGCGTTCGTCTGCCGGAGCGGAGTCGATTAACGCCGAAAGTTCAGCGTCAGCTTTGCGGCACTTCCGGGCTGCCTTCTGTACCGCCTTGATTCGCTCGACAGTCGGCAACTGCGCGGCTCGGACTTTGTTACGGGTGTCGCTCACGAGAATACCCCCCACTGTGGATGAGAACGCTTGCCGCATTTGGCGCAGCGGGTTCCCGCTGTGTCGCTGAACCATTCGTGTTCGCACTCAGGTGCGGTAGTGCTGACCCACTGGCTGTGAGCCACAGCGACATGATCGCACGCCGCCACCCAGGGTGCGTTGACCTTCGCGCACGTCGGACAGACCCAACCTTCGGCCATCGGTTACTCCTCCTCTGGTGCGGGCTGCTCTACCCAGGGATGAGCCGCAAGTTCCGCGATTGCCTTGACGTACTCGGCGCTACGTGACGGGCGCCATTGTCCGTCAACCTTGCTCTGATGCTCAAGGGCACCCACCGAATTGAGGCGACAGGTCCAGCCGTCTACGTTCACTACGTTGGGCACCCGTACCAGGGGCAGCGGAAACGTTTTGCGGATAGAGTTCTCCCACTTCTCGCCTAACTCGTCGGCCCATCCGTCCCGCAACCACGTCCGCACCGCTTCCCGCTGGAGCAACACCTTTTCCCGTTCGTCCATCTTGTGGTTCTCCTAGTTTGAAATCGCGTGGCGGGAGTCGAACCCGCATGCCCGATCCTATCCCAGCACCCTGTCCGTGGCTTAAAACAACGCTCACGTTCACGCGACCCTACTCTATCCCGCCGTTGGGGGGAGCCTCCGACGGGATAGTACCTACGCTACTCGCTCCGCTGCGCTCACCTTGTACTCCCACACCCCTGGTTGATGCGTCCGTCTCAGCCCAACCGCATGCGATCCGAACCGGGGCTTCCGCAAATCGCGTAACCGTGCGCTGACACTGGCCGTCGTCCCGCCGCATCGCTCCACCAGTTCGGCCAACGTGTGCCACCGTCCGTCCCGCATCACACCCCAGACCCGTTCCAGTTGGCCGGTGAGCCGGGCCTCGTCCAGTGTCGGCTCATACGTCGGGCCGTCGAACAGCGGACCCCAGACGGATGTCACGCGGCTTCCCAGTTCTTGATGACGCCCCGCAGCGACGAGCCCAGTCGGCGGTATGCTTTGGCGTCCACAACCTCCAGCGTCTCGCTCTTGTAGAAGCGGCGGAACCGGGCCAGCTTCGTCTTGGACTTCCGATCCATCCAGCCCTTTACCTCGACGTAGTACTGGGTTCCGTCCAGCCGGGTCACCCGAAAGTCGGGGGTGTAACTTCTCACCCCGCGCTTGATGTGCTCAAACCAGAACGTCTCCGGTTCATAGTCCCACGCTGCAATCCGCTTGTTCTTCAGCATGAGGTCCAGATAGCGAGCGTAGTTGGCTTCCCATGACGAGCGGAAGAACTGCCCGCCCAAGTCCTCGCGCCGACCGTACTTGCACCGGGAGTACACATTCCCACCGGCCCGGAGCCGCTGCGACATTGCCGCGCTGAGTCGGGTCCGCTCCGCGTCAGTCACCGTCCGCTGGAACTGGTGCATTCCCAACGCCGCAAGGTTCTTCATGCGGGCCGATGCCGCGGCCCGGAACTCCGGTCCATGGGTCTTGCCCAGCATCCCACGCGGGTGTCCGTGTTCGGCTTGGTGCCGCTTGATGGCCTCGCTCTGTTTGGAGTAGTCCAGCCGACGGAGCTGATAACCGCTCCTGGGGGCGGGGGGCCAGTACTCTCCCTTGGCTCGCCAGATGGCCACGCTACTCCGCACCGCGTGGTCACCCATACCCAGCAGGATTCCTACCCCACGGAACCCTATCACGGGAATCCACTGACGGAGCCATGTCTTGCCCGCTTCGGTGAAGTAGCGACGACCTTGGGACTTGTGCCGCGCCCGCTTCCGGGGCGACTCGTGCCACCTCACCACCTCAACCGGCATTTCCCAAAGCGCCGTGTTGATGCTTCCGGGGTTGCGCTGTATCCGCTCTGAGGGGGTCACCGGGCGACACCGCACTTGAGGCAGTAGACATACACGCCGCCAGCGGCATTCCACTGGTGAGCGCACCCCTCGGTCCTCCGTCTCCGTCCCACGTACACCCGCTTCACTGGTTCCCCATGTTTAATGGTCAACGCCTCAGTACACTCCCACTTCCCGGAGGTGACCGTGGGGAACACCATGACCTGACACTGGTAGAGGTCGGACCAGAAGTGGCGCAACCGGGTGTCCATCGGCACGGTGACGCTCACCGGAACCTCACAGAGCTGGAGCGTGGTTCAAGCCGGGCCACGATGTTGCCGTCTACGGTCAACTCCACCGGGTCCAGGTCTCCCGTGGTGTTCTGTTCCGCCATCTCCCGCAACTTCCCGGTGTCGGCTTCGATGGTGACGACTTGGAACTCAGCCGGCAGTTGCTCCGGGGCAACGATCAGCGTCAGGGACCGCATGCCGCCGTTGGCCTGGATTGCCGCTTTCCAGATGTGGCCCCGGATCTCCTTCACGCCCCGGGCCTGCATGTAGTCGAACAGGCGGGAGCGGAGCCGGGCCACCAGGTTCTCGCTCGTCTTGCGCTTGTCCCGGAGCGCGTTTTCTTCGTCCTTCAACGCCCTTTGGTAGGCGTCCTGAGAGCGGCAAAGACTCGCATAGGCGTCGATCTTGTCGGCTTGCAGCTCGCCCAGCTCGGCAAACTTGGCCTCCACCTCTTCGGTCCACTCGCCGCCCGTCTCAATGAGGATGGCCTCGAGCGAGGCAAACTCTTCGCCCAGTTCGTACAGGCTAGAACGGGAGGTCATCTTCGCCCCCTTCCAGTGCCGCGGGAACCTCATCGATCGGACTCAGCACTTCCCGGCACGCGGCGATCAGATCCGCGAACTTCTTGGCGTCTTTCTGCTCGCACCACACGACCGTGCTCTCCAGGTCTGCCCGCGGCACGTCGGCCAACCGCTCGCCTTTGTGCTTCCCGAACGGCATCAGCTTGTCGCCTGCCGTCTTGGGCGGGCCGCTCTTGGTCATCTCTTCCGCAGAGACTTCGCCCATGGCGATGAGATTGGACACGGCGCGATTGGTGGCCCGGGTCTCTGCCGTGGCGATGGCGTCGGCAATAGTGATCTTGCGCCGCCCCGTCTCTTCGTCCGTGGCGCACGCGCCCACCGCTTCCGCGCTCTGGCCCCAGGGAGCGACGGCCCGCACCGTCACCGTGGCGCAGAATTGCGCGTCCGTCGTGGTCAGCCATTCCTTAGCGATGTGGCGCACTTCGGTGGAGATGTTGAAATGCCGCTGCAGCTTCCTCCACGCGCTCTTCTTCTTGAACTCCCGCGCGCCCTCCTTCTGCACGTCGTTCGGCCCGATCAGTGCCCGGCACGCCGCGTCGTAGGCGTGCGCGAGCTTCTGCTGGTGGTCTAGTGCCCCGGGCGTGCTGATCGTGGCGAGGTACGACGGGAGGTCGAACGTCTTGACCTCCATGATTTCCCCGGTCTCCCGGGAGACAATTGCCGTGCTGGTCATGCTGTCCTCTTTCGTTGGTTCGGCCTTGTGGCCGAAGGTCCTAGCTTGCCCTTCCCCCATCCAGCAGTTTCACCGCTGGCCTCGTCGAAGCCGCCTCGGAAACCGCGTGCAAGAATCGCAAGCGCATAGCCTCCCGCTCGCACCACACCAGCCGCGCCCGGAGCTGTTCCGCTTCCTGCTCCAGTTCCGCCGCCGCCTGGAGGGAATTGTCCGCGACGTACTTCGATATGGTGTTGTGGCTGACCGGGGTCACGCTGCCGCCTTCCGGGCCTCAATCACCTTGACCCGATCCGCACACGCCTGGATCGCTGCTCTCAGGCTCAGGTTGTGCGCCGATGCGACCACGCAATACACCCCACCGTGATAGCCCCACACGAGCACACCGAACATCCCATCCCGGAATCCCACGTCCGCGAAGTTCTTCGACAGGAAGTCCAGCATCTCGCCGTCGGTCAGTTCAGGCTTCAGTGTCATCGTGTCCCTCCCGGTCCATGTCGTCCATGAACCGCTGGTAATCCTCATACGTCCCACCGAAGTAGCAGTCTTGGGCGCAATCGCCTTTCCAGTCGTCCGCATCTCCCGGGTCTTCTTGCCAATCATCGTCGTCGTCTTCGTCGTACCAATCGCCGTCCGTCAATTCGTCGGAATCCGTGGCGTGGCTCACCAGTACCCCCGCGCTAGTATGTCGGCTATCTCCTCATCCGTCTCACCCGTGACCCGGTGGGCCGGTACAAGCATTCCGTTGGGGTCCAGCGTTAGGACGGGATGGCTCCGCTTGCGTGCGGCCTCCCGCTTCTGGTCCTGGTGGGTCAGATAGGCCCCGGTAGCGAGCGCCGCACAGAACCCGACAAACACGCCGGCCGCAAAGTCCATCATTGGATTACCCACAGGGTCCACGTCGCCAGCAGAACCACAAAGGCGAACGCGGCAAAGGCGAGCAGGATGATGTTCCGGTCGGTGCGATTCATCACGCCACCCGCTTCAGGATGACTTCTAGGGTTGGCGTGTACTGTCCCGCACTGGGCTTGGAGGCGAACGGGGCCATTTTGTTGTCCCGTACCGCGCCGATGTATTGGATGATCAGAACGCGATCATTCAGCTTGAGGTCGGCGTCAAACGGCGTGACGCACAACTCCTCAAACGTCATGCTTCTTACCCAAGCGTCGGCGGTCATAGCATCTCCACTCGGATTTGTGCCAGCCGACGCCGGAGCGTGCGACGATACCACCAACGACGGAGCCAGTTAAACACGGTCGGCCTCCTGTCTTTTACTAGCGGCGACGATAGGGCGGAGTGGGCGGATAACCCGTTCCAGAAAACACCCGGTGCAGAGGTCACACCTCCAATCACCGCCCTCATCCTCGAAACCGGCGTACCAACTGAGCGAGCACATGGGTGTGGTACTCTCCTTGCCGCACACGTCGCACCGATACGTGGCGCTCACCGTTCGGCCTCCTCTTCTGCCCGTAACTGTGACGCCAGCGCCATGTCGGCCGATGCTTCCTTCTCCAGTGCTAGGATCAGCGTCCTTCTGGTGTCCGACTTGTCGCCGTCGTTGTCGTTCAGGTAGGCACCCATGGCCACGTTCTGTGCGGCGTCGAGTTCGATCTGTTCTTGCAGGGCCACCTCGGACTCCATCCGGGCCAGCTCCCCCATGAGCGGAGCCAACCACTGCCGACCCTTGACCGGCCCCAGTTCCCGGATGATGTCCAACGCCTTGGCCCGGACGCCCCGTTCCCCGTGGTAGATGGCCCAATGGGCCGACTTGGGCTGAACCCCCCACCTCCGAGCGAGCCGAACATCTACCGTATCCCCCGGGTGGTGGTTTGATGGGTTTTTGTCAGGGCTTAACATGGTTCGTTATGTCCCCTCTTAGTGCGGTCCCGGACTCCGTTCGGTGGGGTCACATTTGCTAACACTCACCCACCTACAAAACGACCCGCCCCCCAAGGGAAGGGCGGGTCACGCCTTATGCGGCGTTGCCGAGGGTCAAATCCACGTCGCGCCGAACGGCCCGGCGGATGTAGCCCGTGACGGTCAGGTCCAAGTGCTCACGCTCATTGGTGGCCTGGGTGGCCTCCTGGATGCGCTGGAACAGTTCCCCGTCCCAGCGGATGGTCAGGCCCCTGTCCGGTAACTGATTGCTTTTATTGCGGTCGTCATCCATTGAGGATACCTTGTGCGTTACGGTGTAATGCCGACTAGGGCTAGACGGCCCTCACACGACACACGATACCGGGTAACGCGTAGCGTGTCAAGAGGACGAATGTCTGACATCCCGTGGGCGGAGGCGATCAGACGCCGACGCCTAGAGCTGGGGTTAACCCAGGAGGCGCTGGCGCAGCGATGCGGGACAACGCAATCCACCGTCCAACGGTGGGAACGGGGGTCGCTCCCGAGTTTTGACCAGATCTTGAGCCTTGCCGCCGCCCTGCAGTGGACAGCGGACGAGGTGTTGCGGGCGGGGGCTACCTACAGCCCCGCCATGTGAAAGGCTGACGAACGACGAATCCACTAGATTGGGGGATGGTGGTTTGATGGACCGACTGGGCATGCTAGGGTGGTGGGCAACATGGGAGGGGTTATGGCATGGCTGGCGTGGTTGTTGTGCCTGTTCGCGGCGTGTGGTGGCTCCCCGACGGAGCCGGCCCAAGAGATCGGGGACGCGGAACAGTGCGTCCGGTGGGAATCCCGGAACGGAATGGCGGTCTGTGTGGAGTGGCGATGATTCCGAACCCGATGATGTGGCAGGACTGGTTGATGCTGGCCCTCTGGACCTACGTGTACCTCCCCATCCTCCCCATCCTTATATATGCGGTGCTCATCGGGTACGTGATTCTTACTCCCCGCCTCTCCATTGCTGATCGTTCAGAAGGTGAATCGGCCGGGTTTCCGCGAAATGGGTTAGGCCCGCGCCGGTCACTTCCACCCCCCAGTCGCTCGCCAGGGTAGCCAACCGCTTCCGGATGGACCGCTCGAGCGCGGGCTGCCTGGGAAGGATGGCCCCCAGCTCATACCGCCTGACCACTCGCGCCACCACGCGCATGGCCTCTAGGCCCATCTGCTTATCTACGTCCCGCACAAAGCGGTGCAGTTTGCCGGCATCCTGTATTCGGTAGGTGACGTTGGCGGATACACTGACCCGCTTCCCGTCTTTGGTGGTGAGCACCTGGTTGGGGCAATCATACCCGTCGTCGCTGACGAAATAATTGTCTACTTCAAAGATGAATTTACAGTGCGGATATAGCCCCGGTCCAACGGTTCTCCAGTACCGCCCCCGAATTTCAATGACTCCCTGTTCGTTGCTCCGAATCAGCCGTAACGGGATGAAGTCCAGTATGAGCCGGATAAGGGAGTCGATGAAGGTCATGCGAGACGAAACACCCAGCTCTTATACCACTTGAGGTTGATAACGGACTGGCGCATGGCCTGACCCCGAACCATTCGGCCGGCAACCAGCAGCCGCCGTACCGACTCCCGCGCCCGCTGTTCCGGCCAGCCCATGCGGTCGGCCCATTCGCCAATAGTCCAGCCCTCATCGTCGGGCTGGGCGTGGCGGCGTATCTCCTCGAGGAGTTCGTCTATGGTTAGGGTTGTCATGCGGCGGGTCTCCATACGGGAGCGGGGTCGGGTTCGTACTTGATGCGCTTGGCCGTGAGCTGTCCACCTTCACACTGAGCGATCACACCTCCGATGTCGGCATACTTCGCGGCCTTGATCCGATGGCCGAAGGCGGTTTTCATCTGCCACGCGGGGGTTGCGATGTAGCGGACAGGGTGGGCGTCGTTGGAGTCTGCCGACTGGTGAGCGTGAGACCGGATACACAAGTCGGGGTGACGCCATCCGCGCTTGGCGTGTTCGTAGAAAATGTCGGCAGCGTGCAGGTTGGCCGCGTTGGGGCCGGTCCAGTTCCGCCCGCCCATGCTGCCGTGATGCGCCGCGTCTACCTTGACGCCTTCAAACTCTCCAACGAAATGCCACCAGGTCCAGGTATTCCCATCAGGGACTATCGGCTTCCCTCGGTCACGCCAGACCCGCGCCGCCGCCTCTTCGTGGGTCCCGCTGCCCCCGACGTGCGCCTCTGTCCCCCTGGTGATGATGATACAGTCGGGCTCAAGGTCCCATGCCGGTTCCATGACGTTGTACAGTATTTCGGCTTGGTCAACCGGGTTGCCGCTTACGAGCTGCCACGTCTCATGGTGGTCACCGTCGGTTAGGTCCCCGGTCACCAAAACCGCTAGCTTGTCGCCGCGTCGTTGCTCAACCTGTTTCCAGTAATCTTCCCACTTTTCCCAGAGCCACCGTTGCGCCTTGGATGGGTGATAGGTGCCCCCATCGTCCAGCGTGGTTCCGGCTGGAGGATGGAGGCCCAACGTCGAGCCGGCGTGCAGGTCGCTTACAATCGCAAGCGTCCATCGCATAACCCTCCCAGGTCAGGGGGTCAGTGGAGAGGCAACACACGCCAGATTCGGCGTCCCCTTCCACCGCTTGGGATTCGTGATATAGCAGACCACTATCAACTTGGCTTTCGCCGCCATCTCCATGTCTATCCCGTACCGGACCACCGCCAGTGTATCGTGAATTGCCTTCATGTCGGGCGGCGGAACGCGCATCACCCCTTGCCCGGACGCCCGGTTGCACGCCGCCAGTAGTACCGCACTAATGGCTAGTCGCCACATACAACCCTCCCGCGAATCCCGCCACCGCCCCAACGACTAGGGTTGTGGTCCGGCTGGGGCAGTCGAACCACAGTATCCTGCAACGGTCGGTCTGCCGGTCCCTCAACAAATCGTCCGCTATGGCGAGTCGCGCCAGCGCCGAATCGGCCGCGTTTGTGGCGGAATCAAGCGCAAATTGCATCAGCGCGAGCGCCCGTCGTTGAGCTTCAAATGCGTCCCGTAGACTCGCGTTCTCATGTCGGAGTGTGGTGGCTTCCTGAGTGCGGGCCTCGTATGCGGCCACGACGACCGGGAGGGAGTCCGCTGCACTGGTCTTGTCTGCGAGCTGGCCGAATAGGTGGTCCGCTTGTTTTCGGTGGAGCGTGGCGTCTTGCCGCAATTGGTCCGCTTGCGCCTTGTACGCAATCGCCCGTTCCCGGGCAACCCGTGCGGAGTCCTCGGCCAGTCGGACGAACCCCCGCAACAATCGGATGCCTTGCTCAAACCGGATACTGTCCGCTTGGTACGCTTGGACTCGGTTCTCCCAAGCTTTCACGTCACCCGATGGACGCCGGCCAGAACACCAACCAACGACCAGTCCCGCCAGCAACGCCGCGCCGACGAACTTGACCCAGTTTCCCGCCATCGTTTCCAGGAAGGTCACTTACGCCGCCACACCAACCAGAGTGCGACTGCGACAAACAGGAGAACAAGAACCCATTCGTGCGGGGTCACGCGGCCCTCTTGTCGGGGTAGGGAAACGGTGGCGTCGGGGTGAGGGTCCCGAAGTAATAGTCCGCTTCTCGGTGCCGCCGGTTCCATAGCCCCTTGATGGGTGATCCTTCGTCCCAGTGCCACATCATGAACGCCGTTCGGATTTTTTTAGCGGTGGGGTCTACGTTGACGTACCGCCGCACCGTGGAACCTCGGTAGGCGTCGGCCCCGATGTTATAGACCAGTGACACCAACGCATCGAATTGTCGGGGGGTGATGTGGTCCACGGTGAGCGCATCCACGGCCCGCTCCGTGGCCTCGAGGTCGTGCGCGTAGAACAAGTCGGCTAACTCTTGGGTGCATACGTCACCCTCCCGCACCCGTCGCCCGTCCCAGTGCCACGGGGGGTACCGCGTCGTACCCCACCCGATGGTCCACACACCTCCAGTGTCCCGGTATGCCGCCGGCTCGCACGCCTCGGCCGCGTGGAGTAGGGCGTGGCCGTCTTTCGTGACCCGCATCACAACCGTAGCCCCATCCAGTCCATAGCCCCTCCCGTTTATTCCGCTTTCTCTGGCATCCCTTTGTCGATGGCCTTGCCATCCGTGAACGCTCGAGCCGCCTGGTAGCCCACCGTCGGCGCGGCGATGGCCAGCAGGAACGTGTTCACGATCTGCACCCAGTCCCCGGATAGCTTGCCCTTGAGTGCCAGCACGAAACTCGCCAAGACCGAGCCGCTTGATAGCGCGAGAAACACGGCCGTCAAGACATACTTCGACCCCTTGGGCTTACGCGCCATCGTCGTCGCCGTCGTTGGTGTCGGTGTCCTCAATCTTGAGACGCCGGTTGCGTGCCGCTGCTTCTAAGTCCTCTTGGCCCACTCTGTGACTCACCCGAGATTGCACCCCACCGGGGACTAATCGCGCCCCCTGTACCACGCTGGCCATAATCATTCCGGCCCGCGCTGCCGCCCGAGCGTCGGGGGCGTGGTCCAGTTCAAACCAGAGATACCAACCGATTGCCATAGATCACCGCTCCAGCTTGCCTTCGATGCGTAGAAGTGAACCCTTGATGTAGGAGATGTCCGCATGAAGTGCCGACATCTCCACCTCTTGTCTGGTGGCCCGTTGTTCCAGCATCATGACCCGTTCTTGTATGGCCTTTTTGTCGTCGGCCTGGGCGTCGATATACAGGGACAACCCAGCCCCCAGTGCCAGGACGAGGACACCCACTAACCACTTGAGCGAGACCGCCTGACCGTTTGTCATTTAGTTTTGTGTCCCCGACGCCACCACGAACTCCACGGACTCGTTGTCCATGTCGCCGGACTTGGACCAGACCGCGTAGAACGACGCGCCCGCACCGAGTGGGAGGACGTGCGTGGTCAAGAGCGTTTTGTCCACGACATAGTAGAACCGGCCGGCCGTGGCGGTTTCGATGGCCTCGAGGTCGTTTACGTCTACGTGAATCGCCGCGCCGTAGGGAGAGGCAGAGAGCCGGAGCCGCACGCCCGTTATGACGCCAGTGGTAGCGGGTGCCGCCATCTCTCCCGCCGCGTTCGGCGTCCGGAGTCTCGCCTGGAAGCGGTAGTCCGAGGCACAATTGACACGCTTGCTCATGAGCCCACCACGTCGAAGTAGGGAAGGGACTCGTCTTTTACGTCGAGGACGGGTCCGGATTCGTCGGCCAGTTCAAACCGGCGACAGCTCTCGTCTCTGACTTCCAATTGCATCAGACTCAACAGGGTCACGGTCGGCCGAAACCCCGTCCACGACGCCACACCCACCCCGGGCTCCACCAGCACTGCCCCGCCGCTGATGGTCGGAACGAACCCGGTCCACGACGCTTGCCCGACGCCTGGGGCGACCGTGACCGGTAGTCCAATCGTCGGAGACAGTCCCGCCCATGTGGCCTGACCCACGTCTGGCGTGACCGTGATGGGGAGCGACACGGTAGGCGCGAAACCGGCCCACGACGCTTGCCCTAACGCCGGCTCAACGGTGGTTGGGGTGCCGGTCGTTGGGGCGAAGCCGGTCCACGTCGCTTGCCCCAGACCCGGAGTAACGGTTGCGGGAGCGTCAATGGTCGGAGCGAACCCGGTCCATGTGGCTTGGCCTAGTCCCGGGGTGACCGTGGTCGAGGTGTCCACCGTCGGCGCGAAGCCGGTCCACGAGGCTTGACCCAATGCGGGGGTGACCGTCACCGGAACAACCGGGGCGAACCCGGTCCAGGTGGCCGCACCCAGTCCCGCCGTCACGGTTGTGGGAACCGTCGGAGCGAACCCGGTCCAGCTCGCCGCGCCTAACCCGGGTTCGGCGTAGTTGACCCCGTAGGATGTCGCGACAATGGTTGCGTCAGAACCGACCCGCACCCGCACGTCATTGGTGAGCGCGGGCGTGGTGTCTATCGTCGGCTCGTACCCGGTCCATGTCGCTTGACCCAACGGTACGTTGACCGTGGTGGGAACCGTCGGGACTTGCCCGGTCCATGTGGCTTCACCCAACCCCGGCGTCACCGTGACCGGCAGGCTGACCGTCGGGGCAAAACCCTCCCATGTTCCCTGACCCACTCCCGGAGTCACGACGGTGGCCGTGGTGTACGTGCCGATCACCTCAACGGCGGTGACCCGTATCCGGGTAGTGGTGTCCGCGCATCCTTGCTGTGTGTAATCTTGCCGTATCCGGAGCCGCGCCCCGTCCCAGTCCGTTTTGGTGTGAGTGCCGGTGACGGTCAGCGATGACGTGCTCTCCGTGTACGACGTGGAGGTCACGTTCCCAATACTCAACTCTTCCGTTATCGCGGTAGACTCATCCGACCGGAACAACTGGTAAAACAGGGCTACGGTGTCGGCCGTGCCCGAGACGCCGGCCGAGTCTTTTCTTGGAGTGTGTTTGATGTCAACGGCGGACAGGTTAGCGGGGTCGAAGTCACTCGGTGTGTCCCCCAGGAGCACGAACATGGAGGAATCGCCGTTGTTCGGTCCCTGCACGAACGACGTGTCAGAGTCGTGCGCCCCACTGGCGTAATCGTCTATGTCGAGGTGAAGGTCGCTGGTGGCACCTCCGGTATCGGTCCAAGTGCCGAGCGTGCCCTGTCCGTTAGGCCGGAGGTTGAATGTCGCCATTAGACCTTCGGGGGAATGCGGGCATTATCCGCCCGCTCCCGGATGGCCGCCCACAGTTCGGGCGGGAGATACTTGCCGAACTTGAGCACACCTAGGGACGCCTCAACCGCTGCCGCTTCTTGAAACTCTATTGTCGGCAGGTTGACCGAGACGATAGCGTGGCCCGTGTGGACCAAGCTATCCGCCCCGCACTCAAGGTGCCGCTGGCCGTTGTCGTCCCACCACACCGCGACAATCACCCCGTGGGGTAGCTCACTCCACGGCATGTCCTCCGATGTGACTTCCGACCCCGACGCGAGGAACGCTCGCCAGACAATCATCAGTCAGCCGCGGCACCTGACAGCGTCACCACGCCACTCGCGTTGATGTTCACGTTGAGCGGGTTGCCGCTGGTCGCGGTCACGTCGCCCGGCGTGGTGTCCAGCAGCGACACACACAGAAGCGGCTTGACGATGCTGTTCACCGTGGCGTCTTTGTAGATGACCGCGAACCGCGCCGTGATCGAACCACCAGAGGCGGTCCAGCTCGCATTGTCACAGTCGAAGGTTGCGGTCCCGGATGCCTGTGACCAGGTAACCCCGGTCAACGCCACCCCGCCCGTGGTGTACCCGTTGGCGTTGCTGTGTTCGTTGGTCAGGTCGCCGTAAACATCGTTGGTCCCGCCCAAGGTGTTAGCGTTGGAACTGGACAGAAACAACGCCATCTTCCAGTTTGCCGTGTCGTCGAGGTCGAATGTCCCGTCCCCGATGTACTCCTTGGCCATCTCATAAAGTTTCCACTTGCCGGCCGCCATAATCCCACCCCTCCCCAGTTGCCCCCGTTATGATGCTGCGACTATTGCACTTAGCTTGTCGGCCTGTTTGGCCAATGTAATGCGTGTATTCATCCGGTTTAAATGGTCCTTCTCCATCCCCACCACGCGGTTGGATACGGTCGCTAGGTCGTCTGGCACGACACTCACCGACCCGCCCAGTGTCAGCCCGTCATAGGGCCACTGGGCTTGATCCTGTCGGGTCAGGTCCATCACTCCCACGTCATAGGTTGCTGGGTCGTTCGCCAGATAGGTGACCCCTCGCAACCAGGCGCCGGTAGTATTGGATGCCAGCACCGGCCCGGGTGGAAGTGTGGTCCCCGTTTCGTGGACAATGGCTTCAACGTGGCCGATGTAGGCGCGGGCGTTGGTGTTGCCGGCAATCGCCGTCTGTACCACTTCAAGCCACAGTTCATTTCGTATGGTGGTAAGAGCAGAGGCCGAGCTTTCCCAGGCGGTCCAGTCGGCCACCTCAACGCCGCCCGTCACGAGCTGGGTGGTTGACGGGTTGGTACTGATCTGGAAAAACACCGCGTTCGTGTCACCGTTCTTGAGGTTTTTGTACCACACCCGGAACTTGACTTGAAGCGACGATGAACGCGCCGTCCAGATTCGTGCGTTATGGGACCGGAAACGGTAGAAACTGTTTGCCGCGTTATTCTGGAACCGTATGGAACGAGTCCCGGTAAAGACGACGCTCGTTTCCTCGGCCGGCCAACCACCTGTCCCGGTTGAAGTCCAATAGTCGATTTGCCCAGCGGTCCACCGCTGCGCCGATGGGTTGGCAAATACGTTGTCGAAGGCGAGGTCCGATGTGGTCAACCTCACCACTCGGATTCCCGACGCTTGCCGACTGGGCGTCTCCACGTAGGACAGGAAATCCTTACCGCTGTTCCGAGCAATCCGCCCCATGTCACCCACCGCGATTCCCGAAGTGGACGCCATGTGGAGACGCTTGGACGCTTTGACCGTATCGGTAATCATTCTCGCGGTGGCCGTGCCCGCCGCCTCGTTGTATGGCACCCAGAACAGATTGTTCAAGGCGTCATCTTCCGTAATCGGGTTGGTGCCCCGGAAGGCGGGATCGTCTATTTCGATATAGGCGTTGGTGGAAACCGCCGTCACCAGGAACAGGTGTTCCCCGACGCCGGTTTGATCCGACCAGGCTGTTTGCGGATAGACCCGGTTTGCGTAGTCCTGCCCGACAGTCCGCTTGCTGAACGCTGCCAGATTCTTGGCGGTGCGGAACGTCGCAACCGTGGCCGTCGCTCCCAGCACGGTCAGGTCCAGCAGATATCCCGACGCCCCGTTACGCCGGAGCGAAATTTGGTAGGTCACGCCCTCGTCTGACTTAATCGCCGTCGCAACGGCCTGTGCCGCCGCGAGCGGCATGGCCCAATCGAATGTGACCTTAACCCGGGTCGTCGAGGTCACGGTGCCCAGTGTCACGTAAGACGGGGCGAAACCGAGGACGAACGTCAACAGGTTGCTCGCCGTGTCCGTTTTCTCCACCGCGAAATCGGTGAGGTTCGCGTTGGTTTCGGAGATGATTTCTCGGGCTTGCGCCAAGTCCATTAGCGGGTCATTGGCCGTGGCTGACTTCATCCCCAGCGGGGATGCTTCGGATACGTCATCAATCCGGAACTCGCTCACCGTCCCGTCGATCTCAGTCAGCCGGAACACGTTGCCCGTGACGACGTGGCCCGCTGGCTCCCACGCGGCCGGGAACTCCACCGTTAACCGCTTGGTGGCCGTGTGCTCCACAATCTCCTGGTGCTCAGTACACGCGGAGCAGGGAACCCCCAGCGCCAGCGCCACTCCACCCGCACATTCCCAGTTACTCCACACGTCCACCTGTACCTGAGTCCGCACTTCGGTCCCAGGGGTCGAGCCGCCCGTGGGTGTGCCGCCGCTCTGGTCGCTCGCGGATGGCGTGCCGACCACGGCCGACAAGACGGGAAGGGAGGGGGTGATGTTCTGCACCAAAAACGCCACGACCGGAACACCGAGCGCGGGGGTCACGGTCAGCCCAGTAGGGGCGACCGTTTGCGACAACCCGATCACGGGCGACAAAAGCTGGGCAGTAGCGACTAGGCCCGATGGGGTCAGACTGATGTTGATGGTCGGTGAGCCGATTGCGGCCGTAGCAACAACCCCGGTCGGGTTGGCGAACACCTCGCCCGGAACCGTGACGACCGGCGTACCATGAGCCGACGTGACCGCCTGACCATCGGGGACCCGAGCGTGGTCGGCCCGTTGGACGCTGCCGGCCAATAGAGCGGCAAGCGACCCGAGAACCGGGGTAATGTCTTGCGTTGGCTGTTGGACGGTGGCGGTCCCAATCTGGGCCGTCGCCGTGACTTTCGGCGCGGTGAAACTGACCGTCAACGGACGGGAGACAATAGTGGCGTCGGTTCCAACGCGGAGCCGCACGTCATGGATAACCGCCCCTCCGCTGCCGTCGTCGGCCGTGGGTGTGCCGAGCTGGGCGGTTGCCGTCACCTGGGGAGCGGTATGCTCCACACTGATTCCGGGGGAGCCAACCACGCACGATGCGGCCACTCCCGCCGCCGCAATTGTTACCGTCAACGCCGTAGAGATAATCGAAGCATCGGACCCAATGCGAGCTCGCACGTCATTGGTCAATGCGGGGGGTTCCCGCTTCAGCGCGATCAATACCCGGGCGTGTGTCCCATTAATCGAAGAGGTTCCGGTGATGCCGCTCGTCGCGCCCGCCGTCGTCATGGCGGCCGTATTGACGTTTATCCCGCCGTCCGCCCCGGTGTTGGTACCGTTGTCAACCCGCTCGGCCCAACTGGACGGGGTGGTGCCAGTCACGCCGGACACCGTTCCGTTATCCGCGAGTGCATTGTGCCAAACGAGGTCCGCGTTGTCGTCCGATGTGGTGATGCCGGTCGGCGTCAACGTGGTCCCACTAGCCACGCTTAGGCTTGTTACGTCAACCGGGTCTCCGGATGCAACCCGCCCGGTAAAAACGAGGACGACCCCCATTGCGAGGTCGCCCCCAGTGCGACTAAATACTTGACTAGTGCCGGTCCCGTCGTGCCTGCGCCAGAAGTGTTGACAGCTCGCGATGCCGTTTGAGGTCGCGGTATTACCACCAAGTGACTCCGTCGCGTCTATTTTGGTCCAGCCGCTTGGGGTGGAGAAACCAACCGTTGACCTTATGGTGATGCACGCCACCAGAATGTCACCGTTGGCCATGTTGGCCGGATAACTTATGGTGAGATTGCCACCATTGGCGGTTGCGGTCGAGCTGATATCAAAAAAAGCCATTTGCTACGACGCCTGCCCCGTGATACGCCACGCAAACATGAAAAAGAGGTAGTAGTCGGTGCCGCTGTGGGTGATGGCCCCCAACGTGACGTTGCCGCTACATATCTGCGCGGCTCCTGTGGTCAGGTTGGTAACCGTGGAGAGCTGCACCACGTCGCTTGTGAGTTCGGTTGCACTCGAGCCGTCCGCGTTGTTGCTGCGCCAGACCCGCACCCGCAACGCCCCGTCCTGGGTTCCCCCGGCGTCAACCGCAATCACCGGACAGGAGAATGCCCAGTCGCCAGACGCGAAACTCCCGGACCATGGGCCGGTCCTGAAGCAGTCCTTGAGCGTGTTGTCCGGCCCCGAGGTGTTGGGGAGCGCGGTCCCGCCGAAGGTGCTAGCCGCCCGCTCCACGCCGAACGCCATCTTGGAATAGTTGTCGGCTGCGGTTGCCGCTACGGTCCAACCGGTTGACCCGGTGGCGGTGGACGGAGCGGATCCACCGACCTGCATGTCTCCGTAACCTTGGCCGTTTGCAGAGTTCAGAAAGTAGAGTGTCGGCCCAGGCTGGGCCGCTGCCGGCTTTAACGGAATCGCCGCAATAGCCTGGGTGGTTGCCGACGAACCCCAGGTATAGGACATCGTAACGGTTGTCGCCCCGTCCTCGTGGGAGGCATGGGCGTAAAAGGCGGTGCCGCCCATGGTGGAATTGATGGTATCAACCGTTTGATTCGCGCCTTCCGTGGCAGTGCCGCCCGCTTGAGAATGGCCCGCCACGTCTACCACGATTTCGCCCGTGGCGCTGGACACGTCCACCGTGAGAGTGGTTCCCGAGGCGTTGGTGTCGGTGACGGCGGTCCCGAACGGAGTACCGGTGTCTATCCCGTCTACAATCTGTACGCTAACCCGCGAGTCGTCGTGTGTCCCGTTCCACGTCGCCACAATATCGGCGGTAGTGGCTGTAGGGTTGAACAGATACCACATCTGAAGCCGCAGGGTGTTACTCGTCACGGCGGTACCGGGCACCGCCGTAAAGGTCTCCGACCCGTTCCAGGTGACCGAAGTCATGCTGGTCCCCGTGGTGACCCGGATATAGGTGCGGACCAGCAGCATAGCCGTTCCACTCGGAACGGTGAAGCTGCTATGCGTCGTGGTGCTGGACCCCGACGCGCCGTTGTTCGTCCCCGCTAATGTGCCGAGTGAAAGAGCCACCTTACCACCCCGTGGAAAGAGCCGGGTCTACAATGTCCCACCCATCGCCCACTCGGAACCGGGTTGTAAAAAAGGGCTGGAGACTGGATGTCTCGGCGTTGAACGCACCGAGGATGTACCAATTCTTGAAGAAATTATTGGCACCCGCATAGGTGCTGTACCACTTATAGGTGGTGGCGTTCAGCACAAGCGTTCCATTTTTTCGGGCTTGGACAATACCGTCCGTCACGTCAGCACCGGACCCAAGCTTGAAATGCAATTGCCACTTGGTCCACGCCGCTCGATCGGCGGACAGGAAAAAATTGGTGTAGTTCTGCTGCCCGGGTTGGTTCTCAATGTTGGTGGTGCCGCCCCCGGCGAGCTTGTACCCGGCTTCGGTGTAACCGAACGATTCCCCGAGGCCGTTGTTGCGGGGCCGCGTCGAGAAGCCGCCCTTGACGTGGTACGTGCTGTAGTTCAAATCCCAAATCCGGAAAAACTTGTTATTGTCCGCACCTTCAACGTTGTCGTGGGAATAGTTCTCATCAATCCACATATAAAACCCGACGTAGACTTCGGTCAGGTTTTGGCCAAATACCCCGCGTTGCTCGAAATTGCCCGGCCCGTTATAGGGGTGATACATCGAATAGGTGTCGCCGGGGAACGGGTTCAACGTGTTGATGGTGGGATTCTGCGGTGTGTTCCACCGGAAACCGTTGGTGTTCTTGCTGCGGTCTCCGGAATCAAATTTGTCGGCCCAATAGAGCGTTCCGGCTGTCGAGGTAATCGTGAGCACGCGGGCCGTTGACTGAACCGTCTCCGAGGTCGCCGTAATGTTTGACGTACCAGCCGACACACCGGTGGCGGTGGCCTGGTGGTTCTCGTTGCCGCTGTCGCTGCCAATCGTGGCGATTCCGGTCTGACTGGAGTTCCACGTCACGGTTTTGCCGAGCAATTGCTGACCGCCCGAGTTGCGAACCACCGCGCTAAAGACCGACGTCCCACCGACCCCGGTTGTTGCGGTGGTGGGCGACACATCCACCGAGGCAACGGTGGTCGAATTATTGATGGTGACCGCAATCAGGTCTGTGATTCCACCGGCCTTGACCGTGATGGTGGTTTGGCCTTCGGCCTCGCCTTCGATCAGTCCCGTTGAGTTGACGGTGGCGATACTCTCGTTAGCCGAGGTGTAGGTGGTGCCGGCCTCCACGGGGTCCAGGCTAAACGACTCCTGGAAGGCCCCAGAATCCTCGGTGACGTAGCGGGTGGCCGTGACGGTCACCCCAATTTGCTGGGTGCCACCTACGCCCATAACAAAGGGGTCCGGCGTCGTCACCTCAACGGCGATGATCTGCCAGTTACCCAGGGTCAGCGTTACGTCGGCGGTCGCCACTATCGCACCCAGCGGCCGGAGAAACGGAACGACCCGCACACATCGCGCGTATGCTGGGGGGACAATTCTCCCGCCTCGCAACCGGACGTCGTTCCGACGCTTGCGGGCCACACTCAGGCAATCCGGAGGATGGCGTTGGTGGCGTCGTTGGTCGGCCAGGTCACGGTAAACGTGCCGGCCGTGACGCTCTTGGTTCCGCCCCAACTCAGCACGGCCACAATAGCGTTGCCGTCGGAGGTGTTGTAGATCACCCCGCCGCCGGACGAAAACGTGGCGCTGGTCCATTGGGGGTTGTTGCTGAACGACCAGAATGCCGTTGTGCCCGATGAGCTGGGCGTGGTGTTCGTCAGCGTGATCCCCCCCGTGGTGTAGCCGCTGCCGTTGGCAACCTCGTCGGTGGACAGGTTGTCATAGTCGGTCGAGGCCGCGCCGTAGTTCGTGGCAATGTCGGCTTCCGGCTTGAGTAGGGCGAGCTTGAACACGTCACCTGAGCTGTTCGTAAAGTTGTGGATACCCCGCGCCAGTTCCACCTTGGCCGACGTGGCCCACGCTGATGTAATCGTGCCCGCCATGTGTTACTCCCCTTGTTCCCCGTCCCCAGGTTCACCTGCACACGGCTGCTCCGATTCCGGAGGAGCCACATTGTTCTCTATCGTGATCGTCGGGACGCCAACCTCAAATGACATCACCGCTTCAAGTTCCTTGTCGTCCATTACCAGACTCTTTGCATCTGGGTCGCCGTCTTGTTTCCCGTCTCTACCCGGATACGGACGTGACACACTGCGCCGGCGTTGGTGTCGCCCGTGCTATTGGCATATAGCCGGCTTGCGCCCCAGGCCGCCGCTAGCGCATTGGTCCCCGATTGGCTGGCGCTGGTTTCCGCCGCGCCGTTTATCGATTGGTGGATTTGCACCCGGCCGGAGCTGTCCAGGGTGACCCGCAACGCCACTCGCTGGCCGGTACTGGGTGCCGCCGCAAGGGTGCTAGTCACGTCACTGGTACCGTTGTCATGGCGTGCCCGGTAGAAGCTGCCAGTTGAGTCAACCCAGAGTCGCGCCCCAGTGTTGCCCGCGTTACCGATGTAACACACGGAGTCGTCCAGATTTGTCGCCGCGCCCTTTTCGATGAACTCCAGATAGACCGTCAACGCTTGGGGCAATAGATCGAACGGCCACCAGATTTTATCTGACGTGCCAAGCAACAAAGCCGGGGTTTCCCGTGCCGCGTCCCCGTCAAGATCTATCATCTCGAACGCCGGTTGATGGTTCTGGACCGTGCGAGCAGTGCCGGTGACATCCAACGGCGCGGCGGTGGCGGCCCTGGTAAACGTGGCCGCCTGCCCTCCGATAGAGGTCAAGTCGAAACGGTCGAATCGGGCGTGAAATGCGGCCCGTGACGGCCGGAGCACCGACGGTCGGACGTGGAGAATCGGGGGAAGGGTCACCAATACCTCTTCGTATACAGCACTTCGGCCGAACCACTGGAGACTTCAACGGTGGGCCACGCACTCTCCCGATAATTCCAGCTTCCCAGTGTCATGCGAACGGGGAAGGTACCCGACGTGACCGACGACGCCCCGTTAGACCGGACCCCTGCCACGACTTTCTCAACCACGCCGCGCCCGGAGTCGAGGTCGTACCATTCACCCCCGCTCAACGTCGCCAAGGTGATAGCGTGCAACGTCCGGCCGTCACTGGCCCGAACGGTCAGCGTTGGCGTGGTGGCCGCGCCCATAACGCGGATAATCAGGGAGGTGGGAGCCGTGCCTTGGGGGAGCGCATAACGGGTGTTGGTTGAGGGGACCGCTACCGCCGTACCGGCCGCCGCCGACCATACCCCGTCCCGTGCTTTCAACCCAAACGAGAACCGCGCCACGCGGTGGCGGTATGCCCGGGGAAAATCTGTGACCGATGGTTGACCGTCTAGCGGTCCCTCGATGATGCGGTGGCCCGCGTCGGTCACTTCTTCAAACGTCACCAGTCCGGTTCCTAGCAAGTCCGTTAACGCATCCTGTGCGGCCCGTCCGGTCTGCCAGTTCGACCCGATGACGGAGCCGGAGATGGCTACCCGGCGAGACGTGCCGCCGATACTGGACAGCATTTCGCCGGCCGACAACGACACGGGAACCGTGTTCGCCTGGAGCGGGAGTTGCACCCGATTGGAGAACGGGGCGTCCAGGTGGAACCCCATGTCCGCAAGGTCCACCCCGTTGGCGTAGTGACGCGGCCTCATGCGGCCCTCACAACCGCACCGTCAATCAGTACCCGCCGCACCCGGCTGGTTGAGCCTTGTATCTGGTCCACCTGTTGGGCTATGGCGGTGATGGTGGAGCCGGCGATGGCCTCCCCCGCTCGCCGCGCTACATCCTCGGTCACCTCACCCGGAAGTGCGGACAGCGCCACCGCTCCCGCTTCAAATACCACACTGATTCCACCGGACCCACCGCCCCCGCTGGGAAGAGACGGGGCCGCCACCAAGACGGGCGATCCCATCTCCACCAACCGGTTCAGGGCGTCTAGCTGTAGCTGGTCGATAGAAAGCGATTCCTCATAGAACGATGCCGCTTCCTCGTTGCCCAGCCGGATAGGTTCAAACGGGTCTATGTCTCCGATTTCCCCGCCGCGTGGCGTCTCGTCTACGTCGGGGTTGTCGAACGGGTCACGGTTGGACCCTAGCCGTTCGTCCTCTTGGTCATCTTGGAGGAGTCGGATAAGGTCTAGTATGGCGTCTAGGAACTCGTCCCCGGACAGCCCGCCCAGTTCGCCCTTGGTGAGTTCACCCCGGCCGAACCGTTCGATCAGTTCCTGGAGTGCGGCAACCGCGCCATCGGGGTCACCGAAGAGGTCGATGTCTTTCAGCGCGTCCGATATGGCGGAGCTGGCATTGGGGCCACGGGTCAGAATGTCGGCCAGTGCCGCGAGTTCTTGGGTCGGCTTGATGATGCCGGCCGCCATCAGTGCTTCAAGGCGGTCCATTGCACCCCGGAATGTTTCCTCAAACCCAACGTCCAGTTTCTCCAGTGCCTCAAGGAGTAGCCGGATAGCGTCCCCTTCTAGCTTGCCCGTTTCCGGGTTGCGGAGGCTGATTCCCAGGTCTTGGGCTATCTCCTCGAGGTCCGCGATAGACAGACCCACCTTGGCTAGTTCCCGGCCGAGACCGGAGAACGAGGGGAACGACTTGGAAAGCTCCGCCCGTATGGCGTCCTCGGCCGATTGCAACCGCGCCCCGGGTTGGTTAATGCGGAGAATGTCCCCTTGCACTTCGGTTAATTCGCGGAGTGCTTGGGTGTTTTTCTCCAGCAGTTCTTTGCGGGCCGCCGTCTCCGGAGATTCCCCGAACAGGGAGGAGATAACCCCCGCCAAGGCTCCAGCCGCGCTAATGAGGTTGGTAAAGTTGGCTGGGTTAAAGATGCCTTTGTCGGAGAGCGCGATGTCCTTCACCGCGTCCCCGATGGCGAGCAAGTTGTGAAGTGCGGCCGCCGTCTCAGCCGAGAACACCCCGGCCGCTTGCGCTACGCCGAGCAACCCCTGTGCAACGTCCTTGATTTTCTCGGCCGTCTCGCGGAGTTTGGCCTTCCGCTTCTCCTCTTCCTGGTTGATTTTCTCGGCTTCCCGGCGTTGCTTCTCCAGTATCTCGGCAACCTTCCGTTGAAGCCGCTCGATCTCGTTCATGTCGCCGCCCGCGAACTCCTTGAGCATGTCCCTCAAGCGTTCGGCGTTCTCCTCGGCGCGTTGTGCGGCTTCAGCGAATCCTACGGACTGCCGGTTACTCTCCTCCGTCAGTTTGGTAACCGGCTTGAGGAGTGCGTTGTACTGGTCTACCAATTCCAGTAAGTGGCGGGCCTGTTCGGCTGCGGCCTTTTTCTGGGCGTCGTTGAAATCCTTGGTGCGCTTCGCCAGTTCCTTGGTGATGGCGAGCAACGCGGCCTTGGACTCTTTGTCCAGGTTGCCCGCGTCCTTGGCCGCGAGAATGGCGGCTTGGTACTTTTTCAAATCCTCAACCGACTTGGAGCCAAGTTCACTGGTGGCGTTCTTGGCCTCAATTAACACGTCGGTCATTTGCCCCGCCGCACCGGCCGCCGTGCCTCCCGCTACCCCTAGTTGCTGGAAACTCTTCCCCGCTGCGGCTGCGCTAACTCCGGCCGCCGCCACTTCCGTTTTCCAGAACTGAAGTCCTTTTAGGCCGGTCTCATCACGAAACATGCCGCTGATTAGCTCAAGCGTTCTCGCTGCAATCGGAGCGAACTTGTCGCCTAGTTCGATCAGTGCCGCCTTAATACGGGTCTGCGCTCGCGTGGTGTTGGATTCGATGTCGTTGCTATTGCGATTCACGGCCTCGGTGTAGCGGTCCATCGCCGCCGCTGCGCCGTTCGGGCCGGCTGCCGCGTCGGCTACGCCACGAATAGCGGTCGCGCTATCGTCTGAGTTGGTGGTGAGGTCTTGCAGTTCACCGGTTGCGCCACCCGCCTCATTGGCAAGGTTCCGAATGGCTTGCACTCCACCGGTTTCTAACTCTTCCTTGAACTCCGCGATGGTTTTCTTGCCCGGCTCGAAACCCTGGTCTATGAGGTTGGTTAGTGCCTGGGTGGTTGTGATGAAATCTAGCCCCGTCCCCTCGATGACCGGGGCCAGGGCTTCGATGGTGGCCAATAAGTCCTCCACCGAGGTCCGACCCTGCGCCACATCAAACAGGTGGGCCATCGCGGCCCGAGCGTTGTCTGCCGAAATCCCAAACAGGTCTAACGCGGCGTCCAGCCCACCAACCAATTCCTCCCCGTTCTTGCCCAGCGCCTTCCCGGCTTCAATCGCGGCCTTTGTGACCGTGACCAACTCTTCCCCGTTCGCTACGCCGGCCCGCGACACCGCGTCCATTGTGGCAATTGCGTTCTCTTGGGTAACGCCGAACTGTATAGCTAGGTCGGTGGCTGCCCGTCTGAACTCGTCAATCTTCCCGGTCGCCCCGGGTACACGGTCAACGATGAACCCCACCGCCTTGTTAACTTCCTCGGCCATCTTGGCCAGTTGGAAGCCAGCCGTGACCGCTGCCGCGCCCAATGCCCCGGTTGCCGCTAACGGGTTCTTTTTGATGAACCCGGCCAAGCGGTCAAAACTCTTCTCCGCTTTGTCCAATTCCCCCTGGAGGCCCTTGGTTTCGGCCTCGAAAGAGACGAACAGACGGGCGAACTCAATAGAACGGGCCATTAGGCGGCCTTTTCCGCTTCATGGGCTAGCGCCACTTGAGCAATAAGGCTTTCTAGCGTGGTGTCCCTAGTCAGGCTTCTCGCGTCCCGTCCCAATGTCTTGGCCGCGCTCGAGACCAGCGTTTCCCATGACCCGGGACGCCGGCCCTTGTCGTTGTTGGGGGTCAGCAGGAACGCCACGAGCTGTAACCGCGCTCCGTTGACGGTGCGGTGTGCTTGGAGGATTCTGATGATGTCAGCCGGCGATAGATCACCCGTCCACGCTGGAGGGGTTGGCTTGAACTCCGCGTCACTAAACGGCAACCCGGGTAACTCGTGGCACACAATCCAGCACAACACCCGCTGCTGGTAGTCGCATTCCACCAGCGCCCCACCTAATGCCGCCGCCGCCGCTGGAGTGTTGATGGCCTTGAGTCGTTCGATCTGGTCGCCGAGATGCGCCAACACCAAATCCCGTTGCGCCATGTGGACCAGGGCGTGGTGGGACTTCGGGAATACACCCTTGGCTTGCTGGAGTCCGTCTGTATCGGTGGCGTCAAGGGTGACGTAGATGGGAGCACCCCGGAGTGCGTCCGCTGCGGCCTCACGGGCCAACAGTGTTTCTTCCTCGGACTTCGTGGTGGTGGATTCGCTCCGCATCATATACGCCACGTAAATGGCGTAACAGTAAATCCACCCGAACAACGACCCTTGATAGGGGTTTTCTACTCCACCGGGCCAGTAGGCGTCAAGGTCTCGGTGGGTGCAAAGTTCGGGGGAACGCTCAAGCACGTCCCGTAATTCACGGCAACGCCTTTGCATCTCCCGCACCCCGCACCCCACCTTGACGCCCATGCCCGCTCCACGATTACGCGAACTGACGGACGATCAGTTGACTCGCCTTGCACGTCACCTGCATGGACGACGCGGCCGTCTTTTGCAGAGGCGCGTTGATGTTCGTCTCCACGTAAGCGTTCAGGAAGTCAATCTGAAGTTTCTTGGCGTCGTGCCGGAGACCCTGCCACCGGATCACCTGCTCCGACTGTACCGCCTGACCGATGCCGCCGACGAGCGACTGGTACGCGGTCGCTTCCGCCAGCCCGTCGCCCGTCTCCGATTCCGCGAAGCCGGTCGCGAACTGGAGGTTGGGGCCGTTGTAGCCCAACAGGCCGAACGAAATGCCAAACTCTAGGGGACCGGAAATGTAGACCACGGCCGTGTCCCCGATTTCTTCGAACACGGCGGTCAGAGACTTGGTGCCGGTCCAGGATACGGAATCCTGAAGGAACTTCCCGATGTTGACCCGGACGGCTTCCACCATCCGCGCCCCGGTTGACTGGGCGATCTTGGGCGGTGGCGTGACCGGCATCGTGGCATTAGGCGTGCCGATCTTGAGCAGTTCCAGCCCACCGTCACCGATCACGAACACGGGGTCCGCGCTGGTGAAGTTGGTCGCGGAACTGACCGCAATCGTGGTTTCCGCACCAGTTGCGGCTACCGGAGCCGTGGTTACGGTGTCCCCGATAGTACCGGACGCAATCCGGTACAGGTCGAGAACCGTTGTTTTCTTGAGCAGTTCACCTGCGGCGTTAGTACGCGGCATATTCCCCTATCCCCTCCCCACCCCTGTTTAGGTCGCCGTCAGGTCAGCACGAGCAAGGGGAGCGACCAGTCCGCTTGCGTCAGTGTTGGTTCGTCGAGTTCCAGTAACCCGCTAATGTCTCCCACCTCGTCCACGCTCTGGCGCAACCCCGCGTCCACCTGGGGGGCCAGATAGTTCAGCCCTTGTGCCTCGTAGGCGTTATACGTCAACGCGGCCTTGGCCAACTCCAGCGCATTGCGACAGACCGCGCCTGAATTGGTGTCCTTGGCTATCGCGGTCAAGAGCATAGTTCCCCGTTCCGCGCCCTCGTCATACGCCAACAGGTCGAACGCCAGAACCGGAAGAGGGGTATTCAGCCCCACCCGCCACCGCTCCACCGCTATCCGCGTCGTGCGACCAAACAGCGTCCGCAATGCGGTGTCCGCGTCCAGAATGGCCTTGGTGGCTTCGCGGATTTGCTGTTCGATGTCGGTCGCCATCAGACCCGCTCCAGCTTCTTACCCGCCACCGTGGCCACAACTGGTCCAAGCTGGTCCTTCACCGCCTCAATCGCCCGCTGTGCCGATGGCCTAGCCGCGATCTGCAACTTCCGCTTGGCCACGCCACCGCTTCGCCGTCTCCGGCCGCTCTTGATGGGGAGCGAGGTATTCACGCCTTGCTCGAGCAATGCCCCGGTGAACCACTGGACCGCTACGCGGCCCTCCGCTCCGACAACACCAGACCGCACCGACTTGGCAAGGGTTCCGCTTTGCCTTCTGGGGGGCTCGCCGGGGGCGCTGGGTGTGCCCCGTACTCCCCGCACTCCACCGCCACCCCGCACACCCAGCACCCGACGCCATGAGCGAGCCAACGTCTTGCGTGCTTCCTTCATCTCCACACTGTTGACCGATCCAACGGAGCGGAGTTCTTTTTCCAGTTCCCGATTGACCGTCACCAGCACCTCGGCCGCCATTACGGGAACACCTCGGCGGTCAGCACTAGGCCGGCCGCGACAAACTTGTTGTCCGAGTTGAAGTCATAGGTCGGCGTTTCTTCGACCCGCCACCGCGTGGCGTTCCTGAATCCCGCCGTGACAACCACGCCGTCACCCTTCCGGATGTCCGGTTGACCCGCTACGTAACCCTCGTCACGCACGTCCGACGCCGCGCCATAGACGCGGCCCCGCATCTGGTCCGACACCGGGGCGAATAGCATCTTGGTCCCGGACAGCACCAGCGACCACGACGGTTTAGCGGGTGAGCCGTCCGCGTTCTCCGCAGCGGTCGGCCGGTAGACGCTCACGGTCGAGCCGCGTGCGCTAATGAGCGTGGACACGCTCATGACATCACCGGCCGTTGATAGGCTTCCACCGCATCGGCCCATGCATCAAGGGAATCCAGCCCGGACCCGGACTCGCTCCCGGAGGCGTACTCGATAGAGTAGGGTCCGATGCGTTCCCCGGTCACGTCTCCACCGCTCCCCTGGGTGAGCTGGTAGAGCAGTTTCCCACCAGCCTTTATCGCCGCCTTGACCGCTGCGGGCCGGTCGTCCTTGGTGTTGTACACCACTTGCACATAGTTCGGCTGACCCGGCCGACCGAACCAGCCGGACACCCGCACCAGTCGGGGTGAACCCACCGCCCAGTTCAAGACGGACTGGTCGTTGACTGCCAGCGTCTCCACCGGGTTCAGCGCGTCGTAACCCAGTTTCACGCTGGTCAACGCTTGCACGGGGTAATCCAGGAACAGCACGTTGCTCCCGCTCCCGTCATACACCTCGGTGCGGCCGGTAAT